ATGCAGACGCAGCACGACAACGAAAAGGCCGACACCACCGTGCGGGTGCTCGCGGCCATGTCCAACCTGATCACTGAGCGCGGTTGGGTGGCCCCGACCGTCGAAGACGAAGCGTTCGGCCGCCTGCGCTGGTGGGGCTGCCCTTCGGCCCCGTTCACGCTTCATGGCGCCTTCGAGGTTGCCATGCGGCAGGTGTTCACCGACGCGCTGCCGATCTCGGCCTTCGGCCAGCAGAACGCGCTGGAGTGCCTGTCGGTCGCCGCGGGTGAGCCGGTGGCCGGCTGGGAAGCGGTTCCCAAGCGCGAGCAGTGGGAAGTGCTTCGTCTGCTGGATCTGGCCGGCGCGGTGGCCCGCGGCGCATCCATGCCGGGTGTGCCGGTCGCCAGCCACAGCATCAGCCTTGCCTGGGTGAAGCAGCGCCTGGACATCGACCACATCAACGGCGGTGTCACCCTTGGCGGTGCCAGCATCGGCACCTGCAAGTTCTCCAGGCAGCAGATTTTCAAAGACGGCATGAGCCGGGCCATCTCGAACTACGAAGTTGATGTCGTGGTCGAGGGCAAGAACATCAACGTTGCGACGCAGGATTATGCCTCGCTGCGACATTGGATGGCTGTTCGCATCACCGGAGTTCTTAGGGACGCGGCCAAGGCTGCCCAGAAAGCGGCGAGGTGATGCCATGGACACCACCTCCGATCCAAGAATCATAGACGTCATGACCCGCCTGCTGGGGCGGGTGCCGTCACCAACCGTCGTGGGCGTCATGGTGGCGTTCATGGAGAGCATCGAGGCGGACGGCGCGCTCAACGCCGACGACCTGTTCCAGCTCTCTGTGCTGGCTCCTTACGCGCTGGGCACGGCGACCGTTGAACTGTCGTGCCCGCTCCAAAGGGACGCGGTGCCCAAGCTGCTCGCCGAACGCCTCAGGGCTGTCCCCGGTGCAGTGGCGCAGTTCGGAACCCTCGTGGAAGGGGGTGGCCTCGCATGACGACGCGGCCCGCTCCCCCGCTGACCGAGCGCGCGGCCCAGAAGCTCGCGCTGGATTGGACCTGCGTCTCGCGCCGCCGGCCCTGGCAGGTCATGGAGGAGCTGCGCCGCATGCTGGGGCACCCGCCCCGGAAGGACCCGAGCAAGTTCCCGTGCCGGTGGGAACACGTCTACGTGACGATGTGGCCCTTGCTGATGGAATCGCCGACCTATGCCGAGCGCATACGGCGTGCCGTCAACGCGGCCAAGCGTCGGGAAAGCACAAGCCAGCCAGCCCGCGCCGCGCTGATGAAGGTGGCGGGGTAGGCCATGGCCGCGCTCGCCCCCGAGTTCGAGCTTTGCCGGGCCGCCGACGTCTTCCTGTTGGCTGCGCCGCGTGAAGCTGAGCGTGCCCGTGACCGGCTGGCGCTGGCCCTGCTGGCGCTGGATGGGCGCGCGATGACCAAGGATGTCCGGGTGCTGTGGGAAGCCGCTTCCCGGCGGCTGCTCGCCGAAGGCTCGGACGCCGACCTGCGCGAAGCCTTGCTTACCTACTGCGCCCCGTTCCGGCCCGTGCCGCGACAGACACCGCAGATCGTGCCTTTCCGGCCCGCGGCGAAACCGCCCCAGGCCGCCCGATCCCGATCCGGTGGGCGCCGTGCCCGCCATCCCACAACCACCTCGCCCTTCGTCGCGCGCTCTGCCGCAGCGATGGACGGCGGCCTGTGAAGGAGACGCCCGTGCGTACCGTGCGTATCACCACCTACCTCGAACCCATCGCGGCCATACCCGTGACGGCGCCGACCGACCCCCGTCCGGGAAGCATCCGGATACACGATTCCTCCATCGGCATCTGGGAGGAGGGGGTCAACGAGAAGGAGTTCCAGCGCCGCGTGTTCGGCCCGCTCATCCGGTTCTTACGCGATGACGGCTGGTCGGTGCGGGTCGATCAGAAGACCAAGAAGCACTACCGCCTCTTGAGCCCCCGCACCCGGCGCTGCCGGTTCGGCGACCTGGAAGCGATGCTCGAACTGCGCGGGCGGCACATCAGTTTCGAGATGTTCCAGAGCGTCGCAAACCGGAACGGCGGTCGGGGCGGTTTCGACAAGCTGGAACGCATGCCCTTCCTGCTCCGCATGCGGTGCATCGCGACGATGCGGAAGGTGACGACGTTCCTGCGCGCCCGGCACGGCTACTCGGTGGAGCTGCCCAGCGCCACCAGTTTGGAGCTTCAGCCCGGCGGCATGACGGCGCCCCAGTTTGTTGCGGCCAAGAATGCCGAGGACAAATGGCGTTTCAAGCAGGAACTGGGCCGAGCAGCCTGGGGGGGCGACTACGATCGCAAGAGCGCTGACGGCGTTCTTCTGGAGCACGGGCAACCCGTCTACCTGCTGGACCGTGCTGGCCGTTGGCTCCGCGGCACCGCCTTCTACAACATCAACAACATTTGGTGGGTGGCAACCGGACCCTACTCGGTCATCAGCAAATCGTGCTCGGAGCTGCGCACCACGCCTCCGGAAAACCTTCGCCGCAAGGCCAACCAGCACGAACGCCGGCACCGTCTTGAGCGGGAGCTGTCGAAGGCCACCACGTCGATGGACTTCCAGCGGGCCGCGCTGCTCAAGGGCATCTTGTTCGGCGACCAGCCCCTGTACCGGATCTGGGCGAAGGACAAGGAGGCTTGGTACAGGGCCTGCGCCCGCGGCTACACCTCCGACGCCGCGCAGGCCGGTCTTTACACTGAGGATGAAGCCCGGCGGCAGGTTGGCAGCTCGAATGAGCTGACCATGGTCCCCGCCGGCAACAAGCCCTCCCGTCTCCGTCGTGCGGCGTGAGGGGGCGACCATGAACGAGACCTTCATTCGACCTGGTGTGATGGCCTTCGCGCTCTTGATGGAGCGGGAAATGCGGATCAACGACGCCAAGCGCGGCGGTGACGGCTGGCTGCGCTGCGGCCCCGCCGACGTGGAACGGCTCGCGCAAGGGGTGACGCGCGATGCGGCCAAGCTGCTGCTCGCTGCCCACGAGGGCGACCTTGCCAAGGTGGAGGAGCAGATCGCCGACACGGCGAACATGCTGATGATGGTGGCGCACGCCGCCGGGTGCCTTCGTGTCGCGGCGGGGTCTACGCCGCCGGCCGGTGCTGCCACCTACGAGGTGGTGCCGGCGGAAGGCCACATCGACGCGGCGCTGGTCAACCGCAACGGCAAAGGGGTCCTGGTCACCAACATCGGGTCGGACCACCCGGAGCGACACAACCAGCTCGCGAGAGCCTTGGCCGTGGTGCTGGCGCGGCCCGATGTCGACGCGGCTGTCGCCGCCCTGATCGGGGAGGGCTGAACAATGTCCTTCTCTCCCTCGAATACGATCTACTTGGCGGACGGCCGGTACCCCATGTGCCGGGCATGCGGCGTGGTTGGTCAGGTCAACCCGCGCTGCCCGAAATGCGTGGTCGGCTGGTCCTGGCTGCCCTGGCCGACGCGGAAGCGTCTGCTCGACCTGCACGCCTCCGGCAACACCAGCGACGCCGTCGCCCTGGCCGAGATGCATCTGCATGACGCGCTGGCCGCGGTTGATGAGCTGGTCGGGAAGGACTGGCAGGCCAAGCTGCGCATGCACCGCGCGGCTGAGGAGTGGCGCCAAGAATGGGACCTGCGCGGCTGGCACCGTGACGAGGATCGCAGGGAGCGGCGCGCGAGGTTCAGCGCCGTCCTCCGCGAATGGTGCCGGTGTGAGGACAACCACAGCCTCAACCGGTTCGAGCGCTTCGCCTACGGAATGAAGGCGCTGATCTGCTTGGCGCTCGGGCTTCGCTTCCAGCCACGGCCGGCTCACGGCATCCGGTTCCAGTACGTGGACAAAGACACCGGCGGGCCGGCGGAGGTTACCGTCATGTGGCCGAAGCGCGCTCCGTTCCCGCGGCGCCCCCGGATTGTCACCTGCGACATTCCCCTTCGCTGGAACTGGAAGCCGATGAGCCGCAAGGCGGCCGAGAAGGAAGCGGCTGGGCGCGCATGCTTCTACGACGGCTGGCAGATCGAGTTCATCGACTGCGGCACGATCTCCAGCCACTCCGACGGCTCCGGCTGGGAAGCCTCCTGGATCTCTGTTCCCCACGGATGGACGCGGTGGGGATACCGCGTGCATTCCGATGGCGACAGCTACCTGTGACGGAGGGACAGACCATGACCTCCGGTAACAACCGCGCCCGCACGCATAAGGGACTGCTGTTCGGGCTGCTCCTCGGCTTCTGGATCGGTGTCGCGCTGTCCTACGCGCCTCGCCTGTGGGGGGCCTGATCCATGCGCGATATTCCCATCATTTTCAGCGCGCCGATGATCCGGGCCTTGCTCGACGGGCGCAAGACGCAGACGCGCCGCCTCATCAAGAAGGGCGCGGCCCTTAACGCCTTGAGCGTATTCGGTCCATCGTTCCTTCTGCTGCCGGGCAACGTTGACCTGATCCGTTACGCGGTCGGCGACCGGCTGTGGGTGCGGGAGAGCGGCTGTCGGACCAAGGGTCTTCTCGCCGGGCGGGGGGACATCTTCCGTCATGACGTGCCGGCTACCCCGGAGCGCGGCGACTACTGGTGCGAGACGGAGCGCGGCCCCGGCTCCACCTACAGCGTCGCGGGCTGCTCGCGACAGGCTCACCTGAATGGGGGCGCGAAGGTGTGCCCCTCCATCCACATGCCTCGCTGGGCCAGCCGGCTCACGCTGGTGGTGGAGCAGGTGCGGGTCGAGCGGCTTCAGGACATCAGCGAGGCGGACGCTATCGCCGAGGGGTGCCCGGCCCAAACGGACGAAGAACTGGCCGGCATGGAGGCGCGCGGCTGGTTCCGTGACCTGTGGGGCAGCATCAACGGACCCGGCGCCTGGGACGCCAACCCCTGGGTGGTCGCCCCGTCCTTCGCGGTCCACCGCAAGAACATTGACCTGCTGAACGGGGAGGCCGCCCATGGCTGACCTGGACTTGGACGAGCGGGCGCAGAAGCTGCTGCTGAGGATCTACCGCGGAGGCAGCCTGTCCTTTCATGAGCGTGTCTCTGCCGCCGCCCGCCTCCTGAAGAAGGGCGGATACGTCACAGTCGCCACCGAGGGTTCCCTGCTGACCACGCGCGGCGTGACCACCGCCCGCTCGCTGGCGGAGGCGCCCCATGGCTGAAACCACCGCACACAAAGCATTTAAACGCTCTACGCTGGACGGCGCTGCATCCGCTTCCGGCCCCGTGGAGGGGCGAGCGGTGCGGACTTCCTACGCACCGTGCCCCTGCCGCGCCTGTGGCGTGACCTACACGCCCCGTCATCTCGAACAGGAATTCTGTTCCCCGGCCTGCCGGAAGGACTGGAACAACCTCGCCATCCAGCGCGGGTTCCAAGCTTACGAGCTGCTCACGGAGTGGCGGGTGGGCCGGCGGCTGAACCTGATTTCCGCCTTGTGCGCCCTGGTCCGCGACTGGCGGGCCGATGACCGGAAGGCGGGCCGCGTCTGGCGCGCCCGGATCTACAACCCCAACACCGGAAGGCGGCACATGCCCAAGCCCCGCCAAGCTGCGAGGGCCGCAGCATGAGCATGCTCCACACCGACGCTGTCACCATCTCCCGTGCTGCGGCCCCCGTCGACAAGACGCGCCCGGCTGCCCAGCGGCGGAAGAAGCCGCTTCTGGTCGCCGATCTGTTCTGCGGCGCTGGCGGCTCCAGCACCGGGGCGCAGAAGGCACTCCGCGCGCTGGGTTTCTTCATGTCCCTGGTCGCGGTCAACCACTGGCCGGTCGCCATCGAGACGCACAGCCGGAACCACCCCGAGGCCCGGCACTACTGCGTCAACCTGGACGCGGCCCGTCCGGTGGAGCTGGTGCCCGAGGGCTATCTGGACCTGCTGATGGCTTCCCCGGAATGCACGCACCACAGCCGGGCGCGCGGCGGCAAGCCGATGAACGACCAGAGCCGCATGTCGGCCAGCCACATCATCCGGTGGTGCACCGACCTCCGGGTGAAGACGGTCCTCATCGAAAACGTGCCTGAGTGGGAGGAATGGGGTCCTCTCAACGCGAAGACCAATCGCCCGGTGAAGTCCCGGCAGGGCGAGTATTTCCGGGCCTTCGTCGCCCACATGAGGGCCATCGGCTACCGGGTCGAATGGCGCATCCTCAACGCCGCGGATTATGGCGATGCGACCACCCGCAAGCGCCTGTTCATGATCTGCCGGGCCGACCGGAAGCCCATCCTCTGGCCGGAGCCGACGCACTCGAAGGACGGCGAAAGCACCCTGTTCGGGACGCGGCGGAAGTGGCGATCGGCACGGACGATCATCAACTGGAAGCGCCGCGGTCAGAGCATTTTCGACCGCCCGCGGCCCCTCGCGCCGAAGACCCTGGAACGGATCATGGCCGGGTCCACCAAGTTCCGGTGGCCCGCGCCCTACACGCTCGCCCTTCAGCGCGCCCTCTATGAATCGCTGACCTTCTACATCAGCCGCGCCGAAACCTTCCTGGCTGCTCCGCTGCCGGCGGACGAGAAGGGCCGGGCCAAGGCGCAGAAGCGGCAGGCGACTGAGAAGCGCTTCCTGGCCTATGCCAAGGAGCGGCTGGAGCGGCTGACCACGGAAATGACCGCGGGGCCGGCTGCCGGCGGCGACCGGGCGCAGCCGATGATGGTTGTGCTGCGGCAGCACATGGACGGGCGGAGCCTGGACGAACCCATTCCCACCGTGTCCGCGGGCGGCACGCATGTCGGCATCGCCGAGCCGGCGGCCTTCGTGCTGAACCGGCACGGGGACAACGGCGCCCACAACCGGGCCAGCAGCGCCGACGAACCCATGCCCACGGCCACCGCTTCGGGTGCGGGCTACATCGTCCAGGCGACCGAGGCCGAGGCGTTCACCTGTGCCAACCGCACCAACAACCGTCCGCAGAGCGTGGACGGGCCGATCCCGAGCATCGTCACCTCCGGCAGCATCTTCATGGTGGAACCGGTGTCCGATCTGCCGGCCTTCGTGCTGGCACAGGGGGCGACGGGCGCGCCGCGGGACGTGGCCGATCCGCTTCCCACCATCGTCGGCGCCGGGGCAATCAGCTGCCTGGAGCCGGTGTTGATCACCGTGACCGGCGGCGACAAGCCGAAGGCTGCCCGCGATGTGGACGAGCCGCTCGGGACGATCACGACGCACAACGGCGTGGGCATCGCCGAGGCGTTCACCTTCCCGGTCAACCAGGGACACGACCGCAAGCGCGGCCATCGCTCTGTTGCCGATCCGCTGCCGACGATCCTGACGCGCGAATCCCTTGGCGTTGTCGAACCCTGCATCGTGGTGATGAAGGGCCGCTCCAACGCGGCATCGGTGGATGCGCCGATGCCGACAGCGACCGCGCATGCTCGCCATCTGGGCGTTGCTGAGGGAACCGCCGAACCGCTGATCGCTCCTTACTATGGGAAGGGTAGCGGCGAGACCTGCTCGGGCGTCGATACGCCGCTCCCCACCGTGACGGCCAAGGCCCGGTTCGGCATGGTCGAACCACATGCCGACGCCTTTGTGGTTTCGACCCGGCATGGAAAGGAAGGCGCCGGCCCCGCTCCCCGCTCGGTCGGCCAGCCGGTGCCAACGATCACGGCCGGCGGCAGTCAGCCCTGTGTGGTGGAGCCGACCGCTGAAGCCTTCCTCGTGCCGCATTTCGGCGAGCGGGAAGGGCAGGCGCCGCGCAACCACAGCGTCGAAGTGCCCTTGCCAACGGTCACCAGTCAGGGCGCTGGATCGTTGGTCGAGGCTGAAGCCCAGCCGGTCATCGTCCAGTTCGACCAGACGGGCCGCGTCGGCGGGCATTTCCGCTCGGTGGACGAGCCGACCTTCACGGTGGTGACCAAGCAGAACCAAGCGCTGGTGCAGGCCCTGGCTCGGGAAATCGCCAACGACAACGCGCTGCGCAAAGCCGCATTCCAAGGCCGCCTCGTGGTGGTCGACGGCGAGGCGCGGATCATCGACATCCTGTTCCGCATGCTCGACCCGCTGGAGCTGGCCCGCGCCATGGGCTTCAGCGACGAGGAGGCGACCTACGAGTTCGTGGGCACCGCCACCGAGGTCACGAAGCAGATCGGGAACGCGGTTCCGGTCAACACCGCCTGTGCGCTGGTGACGGCGATCTTCGGTGGCGGCGCCGAGGTCGAGAACGACAACACCAGCCGTTCCTCGCGCTCCCCGAAGGCGCCCGACATGAGGGCCGCCGCATGACCGCCACTCACGATCCCGCCGCGTGGCTCCGCGCCCGCGCCCGGCAGGCCCGTCGAGACGAGCCAACCAACCATACCCGCGCGCTCGTGCTGGAAGATGCCGCCGACGCTTGGGAGCGCGACGTTGCGCGTGATCGCGCCGCGAGCAAGCGAGCCCGCGTTCAGGCCCTGCGCGACGCCCAACACAACTTGCTGGCTCCGCCGGCCAACGAAGCCGAGTGCACCCCATGACTGACCTGCTGTCGCCCATCGAGTGGAAGCACGATGCGCTGGCCGATGATCTGGCCGCGCATCTGGCCGGGGATCGCCTGATCTTCACCAACATGCAGCTCGGCCCGTCCGGGAGCGTGCGGCCCGATGTCTACGCGATCCCCATGGTCTACTCGCGGTTCACGCCGCTGGCCTACGAATGCAAGGTCAGCGTCGCCGACTTCCGCGCCGACGTCACCAGTGGGAAGTGGCAGAGCTATCTTCCCTATGCCTCCCAGGTGATTTTCGCCGTGCCGGTCGGTCTCGTCGGGAAGGATGCGATTCCGCCCGGCTGCGGTCTCATGGTCCGTGGACCGAACGGGTGGCGGACGCTCAAGGCGCCGACCCTGCGGCCCATCGAGAACCTCCCCCTGGAGGTGTGGCAAAAGCTGCTGTTCGACGCGTTGGGGCGGTTGGAGGAGCGCCGCAGGCTGCAACCGCGGATCGCCCATGACTGGAAGGCCCGTGACGTGCTGGCGCGGGAGGTCGGTAAGGACGTGGCGGCGGTGTTCCAGCGCCGCGAGGAAATCGCCAAGGCTGCGGAAGAGATATTCAAGCTCCTCGGGAAGGCACGGCCTCACTCGTTCGGGAAGGGCGAGAGCTATCGCGATGAAATCTGGCACGTCCGCGAACTCGCCCATGCGGTGAAGCAGGCGATTGAGGTGTGGACCGCGCTGGCTGGGGTGCTCGGCATCGAATCCGATTGGCCGGATTACCTGGATGTGCAGCGGGTCCAGACGGCCATCAACAAGCTCAACCCGCTGGCGAACGCGAAGACCGTCCGCGAGGCGTTGGACCAGATCGGGAGGGCGCTGGAGCGAGCGCAGCGGGACCTTCTTCCTGATGCGGCGGCCGACGCGCCAAAGAACGGCGGTGCTCAATGAGCCAGAACCGTTCCCATGCCGTCATGGCCCAGCGGGCGGAGCCGCGCGATAGCCTGGACGATTTCCCGACGCCGCCCTGGGGCACCCGCGCCCTGTGCGTGCACACCCTTCCGCAACTCGGCATCACCCAGGAGGGCATGGCTAATCTGGAGGTGCACGAGCCGGCGGCCAACCGTGGGCACATGGTGCGGGCGCTGCGGGAATCCTTCGGCACGGTGCACGCCAGCGATGTGCACGACTACGGCACTGGCTTCGAGGTGGACGACTTCCTGCTGCCGGGGCTGGCGTCCCGGCGGGCGGACCTGATCATCACCAACCCGCCGTTTCGCCTCGCCACCGCCTTCGTGCGGCGAGCGATGCAGGTTTCCCGCTTCGGCTGCGCTGTGCTCGTGCGCGGGACCTGGATGGAGAGCAACGAGCGCTACCAGCTGTTCAGCGAGACCCCGCCGACGCTGATCGCGCAGTTCGTGGAACGCCTGCCGATGATCGAGGGCTATGTGGCCCGCGAGGCGTCCAGCGCTACGGCCTATGCCTGGGTCATCTTTCTGCACGGCCAGACGGACACGCGCTGGCGGCACATCCCCCCGTGCCGCCGCCAACTGGAGCGCGCCGACGACTACCCGGAATGGGCCGAGCAGGCGCGGCTGCTGAGCGAAGGGCAACTGGGCAGGCTCCTGGGCCGCTACGTCCTGGAGGGTCCGAAGCCCATCATGCCCGAAGCGGTGATCCTAGCCGAGCTTGACCGCCGCTGCGGAGCGCCGCGTTCGATGGCAACCGCAGCTGGCCCGGTCGAGTTCGAGCTTGAGCCCCGGAATCACTCCACCCAGGGCGAGGTGTAAGCGCGATGGACCAGATCGACCCGCACATCGTCGACCTGATCGCCCGTGGCGCCCTGTTCGGCATCAACCATTCGGCTGGGAAGGACTCCCAGGCGATGACCATCAAGCTCCGCGAGATCATCCCGCCTGATCAACTGGTGCTGATCCATGCCGAACTGCCGGGCGCGGACTGGGAAGGTCTGATCGAGCACATCGAGGCGAACAGCGGCGGCCTGCCGCTCTACACCTGCCGGGCCGTGAAGACCTTCATGGAGATGGTGGAGCACCGCGGCATGTTCCCCTCGCCGGACAACCGCCAGTGCACCAGCGACCTGAAGCGCGGCCCCATTGAGAAGCTGGTGCGGCGCATCCTGCGGGAGCGCGGCCGGTCCCTGTATGTCAACTGCGTTGGCATCCGCGCCCAGGAAAGCCGCAAGCGGGCCAAGGCGACCACGTTCGAATTCGACGCGCGCAACAGCAAGGCTGGCCGCGAATGGTACAGCTGGCTCCCGATCCACCAGATGAGCGAGGTGGAGGTCTGGGCGACCATCCACGGCGCCGGCCAGCAGGGGCACCGAGCCTATGCCGCCGGCATGCGCCGCCTGTCGTGCCGCTTCTGCATCATGGCTACCGAAGAAGACTTGAAGACGGCGGCCCTCCTGGACCCTCCCGGTGCTCGCCTCTACGCCAGCACGGAACGCCGTCTGGATCGGACCATGCTGATGCCCAAGAAGGGCGGGCAACGGGTCTTTCTTGACGAACTGTTCGGGTTCGCCGTGCCCACCCCAGCCGCCTGACCCCCTTTCCCATTCTTGCGCTGGCGGCCCTGCCGGCGCCCTTCCCTTGGAGCTGAACCATGAACGTCTCCCCCAACGCCGCCACCCTCTCCACCATGCCCGCCAGCTCCACGCCGCGGGGCCGCAAGAAGCACGGCGGCATGCGTGAGCAGCACCAGCATCTGGACATCAAGATTGGCGCCCGCGTCCGCACGCGCCGCACCCTGATGGGTCTGTCCCAGTCCGACCTGGGCGAGGCCATCGGCCTCACCTTCCAGCAGGTGCAGAAGTACGAGCGCGGCGCCAACCGCATCGGCGCCTCTACCCTGTTCCGTATCGCCGAGGTTCTGGACGTCCCGGTGTCTTTTTTCTTCGATGACCTGGGAGCCCAGCCGGGGCAGGGCAGCGACTTGACGCTGTGCCGTGCGGATCTGGAGTTCGCGAAGCGTCTGGCCCTCCTGCCCAAGTCGGTCAAGGACGGCATCGCCGATCTGGTCCGCGTGCTCGCCAAGGGGGAGGGCTGATCATGCGCAAGCCCGACAGCATCACCTTCACTGGGCTGGACGCTCGGACGGATCTCCGCCGGGCCGTCGCCATCGCCCGCGCCTATCCCGTCGAGTTCGCGTTCCTGCTGTCGCCGAAGCGACAGGGGCAGGACCGTCGATACCCCGGTGGCGAAACTCTGTCCGCCATCATGTGGAGCCCGCTCATCAGTTTGCGGCTCGCCGCGCACGTCTGCGGCTCCCACAGCCGCGACATCATGGCGAGCGGGCCATGTCGCGGGCTGCCGGTCGACATCGGATTCTGCAAGCGCGTCCAGGTCAACCACGAGGCGCCGGTGGCGGGCTGCATTCACCAGTTCGCCCGCAACTGGGGTGTGCGCGGCATCGCCCAAACCCGCGAGGCGTTCCCTGCCGACCGGCGGGTTGACTGGCTGTTCGACCGCTCGGCCGGCTCGGGACAGATGCCGGGGGAGTGGCCGCGCCACCCCGGCGGGGACCAGCTCGTCGGCTACGCGGGCGGGATCGGGCCGGACAACGTCGCCGACGTGCTGCGCCTGATCAACAGCGACGGCCCTTACTGGATCTGCATGGAGAGCGGTGTCCGCACCGACGACTGGCTGAACCTGGACAAGGTCGAAGCCGTGTGCCGCGCCGTCTACGGGGAGGCGTGCCATGGGTGACAAGACCGGTATCGAGTGGACCGAAGCGACGTGGAACCCGGTGGTCGGGTGCTCCATCAAGTCGCCGGGTTGCACCAACTGCTACGCCATGGGTGAGGCCGCGCGCCTGGAGCGTATGGGCGGCAAGGGGGGCGCCAAGTATGCCGGCCTGACCAAGCCGAGCAAGGCCGGGCCGGTCTGGACTGGTACCGTGCGCCTTCACCAGGACGCTCTCGGCCAACCCCTGCGTTGGGCGCGCCCGCGTCGCATTTTCGTCAACAGCATGTCGGACCTGTTCCACGAAGACATGCCGTTCGAAGCCATCGACCGCGTGTTCGTTGTGATGGCGCTGGCGGGCCAGCACACGTTTCAGGTGTTGACCAAGCGGTCGGCCAAGATGCGCGAGTACATGGCGGGCTTCTCCTGGGAGCGTGCCGTCGAGAGCTGCCGCGGACCGCATGGCGTGTCCGTGATCCCGCGCTTCTCCATCGACGCTCTGCGCGGTGCCTTCGGCATGCGGCCCCGGTTTTCGCATGAACGCGACCGATCCGCGTTGCCGCTGCCGAACGTCTGGTTGGGCGTCTCAGTCGAGGATCAGTCGCGCGCAGTCGAGCGTGTTTTCGACCTGGAGGCGACCCCGGCCGCGGTGCGCTTCCTGTCTCTGGAACCTTCGTTGGGGCCGGTGGATCTGCGCCGCGTCGATGACGGTGAATCGGTGCTCGACGCGCTGGGCGGAACGCTGTCGGTCGAAGGGCGGGGGACGACGCGGTGCGCGCGCCTCGATTGGGTGATCGTCGGTGGGGAGAGTGGCCCAAAGGCCCGGCCTATGCATCCCAGCTGGGCACGAAGCCTTCGCGACCAGTGCGCCGAGACCGGCATCCCGTTCCTCTTCAAGCAGTGGGGAGAATGGACGCCGACGCAGCAGCCCGCCCCCGGTGGGGACCTGGGCGGCGCCATGCGCGCCGACCGCGTGCGGATCGTCAAGCCGGCGGGTGAGAACGATGGGCACTTCCGGCGCGGCGACGTGCTGATGGAGCGCGTCGGGAAACGCGCCGCTGGTCGCCTCCTCGACGGCGTGTTGCACGACGGCTCTCCAACCCGGCGCAACAGCGCCGAGGGCGACTGATCCCATCCCCGATCATCACGCGACGCCTTCATTTAAGCCATTGAAATAGAGGAAAAGTTATGGCTCAGAGCATTGAATGCCGACTTTCTGATGGTAAGCCCCCGTCACCGCTCTCGCCCTTGAGCGAGGAGGAGATGGCGCTGGCCGGTGTGGAGGTTGGGTCCGTCGTCGCTGAAGGCGTGATCCAGTGCGCCGGCTGCCTGGAAAAGAGCCGCGATCCGGATAGCGACTGCGCCATCCCGGCCGGTCAGCTGGCCTATGTCGAGGCCGCAACCGACGAACCCAGCGACGGCGACGTCTACTGCACGGCCTGCGCCCGCGAGAACGCCGGCCGGGCGCGTGCCTATGGCGACGCGAACCCGGCTGAAATCGCGGCGCTGGTGGGGAACCGCTATGTGTCCCCGTTCCCGGAACCGACGGCGCATCAGCGCGAGGTGCTGAACTACCTGATCGAGGAGGCGTCCGAGACCGGCGCGCTGTTCGGGGCGGAGGTGATCAAGCGGGCGACGAAGACGGCCCGGTTCGGTCTCGATGAGGTGCAGGCCGGGCAAGGCGACACGAACGCTGTCCGCTTGGGCCATGAGGTGGGGGACTTCCTGGAGGTGGTGTCCCTGGCCCTGCGCGCTGGCGTGATCCCGGCGGTCGCCGTCGAGGAGGGCAGGGCGCGGAAGAAGCGGCAACTCGCCCGGTTCATGCAGACGGAGGCCCCGGCCGAGGGGGCGGTCTCGGACGAGGCGGGCTACATCATCACCCCGTTCAATCCCTGCCTCGCGAAGCGCGAACCGCTGGAGCCGATCTTCGTGCTGCTCGGGCGGGACAAGCACGCTGCGCCCGCTGTGCGGTTCTGGGCGGCCCTGCGGGACGCCGAGCGCGCCCCCTCCGCCAAGACCGTTTCCGCGCGCCAGATCGCCGCGGTGATGGACGCCTACCGGGCGGACGAGCCGACCCCGGCCGCAGATCCCAGCTACGACGAGTGGCAGATCACCGGCGGTCCCTACATGCTCAAGAGCGCCGCAGGCATGCGCGTCGTCGGGTCGGAGCATGTGGTGCTGCGGGAGGCTCGGTACCAGGAGCTTCTCGCAGCCCACCACGCTATGGGAAAGGGACTGGTGTCGACGGACATCGGCACGCGGCTGATTGCCGTCATCGACGCGCAGGGCAAGCTGCTCAACGATGTTGCCGCCGCGGCGTTGGAGCACCTCACCGATAAGGGCGGCGAGCCGCCGGCCCTGCTGCGCGCGTCCCTGGAAAAGGTGCTCGACATCGCGCGCCAGCGATTCCGCACGGATGCTGTCCAGGCCGTCGTTGCGGCCGAGCGTGCCGGCGTGCCGCTCCCGCCAGAAGCGGGAAACGAATCTACTGAACGTGAGGAGCGTGCGCCCCGGAAGGGGGACGGCTGGGTTCTGACCCGAGAATTCCGCGGTGATCCTGGAGCGACCCCGATGGCTTGGTGGTGGTCGCCCGCTCATGGCTACGACATCGACGAAGCTCTCCTTGATGACGATGGCCGGGTCGGCGGGAAAGGAAAATGCGGAGCGCGATTCTACACGCACGTCCGACTGATGCGGCCAGAGGATTACCCCCGTCCACCGGTTGACGCCGCGTCCCTCCCAGCCGGTCGCGCCTCCAGGGAGGCGACCCAGCCATGACTGACCCCATCACTTTTCCGATCTTGTACCCCGGTCGGCCATCGGCTGACGCGCCCCGGTCGGTCCCCTGGAGCCTTGTCGCCCCCCACGAGGCGCAGGCAGAGCGGAACCATGGCCAGAGCTTGAACACGCTCGCCCGCCGCGGCGGCTTGGCGCCCTGTGAGCTGGTCGCGGTTCTCTTGGATCGCCCGTGGCGCCGCATGCTCCTGGAGGATGCGGTGATGGTGTTGCGGCTCGTCTGCTCCGCGTTCGAGACCGGGGCCGCCCACCTGGAAGCGCGCATCAAGGATCTGGAGGAGGCCAACGAACGCGCCGACAAGCTCCTTGCCGCCGATCTGTCGCTTCTCCGGATGGGACCTTCCGAACTCGGCTTTACCCTCGAAGCCTCCGGCCGGGCCGTGGCGATCATCGCCGGACATCTGGCGGCTTGGTTCCGCGAACACCATGCCGAGAACTACACCGAGACGGCGTTCGAGCAGGTCGAAATCAGCAGCGACCGTCAGCGCTACATCCTGACCGTTCAGCGCGGCGATGGGAAATCGCCGCATCAGCTCCGCCAGGAGGCCGTCGCCGAGCGGGACGCAGCGCAGGCCCGTATCGCTCGATTGGAAATGATCATCGCCGCTCATGGGCGCGCCGCGAACATCAGGCGAGGGTGGCGGGACGCGCTGATGGTCACGGCCGACCGGCTGGACTTCATCGCCTCCAGCGAAACGCCCTCCGCGGTGCAACCGCTTGCCAAGGTGGCTGCGGACGATATCCGCGTTGCTCTCTCGCTGGGCCAAGGCGGGGAGGCGTCGGGGGTGAAGATCATCCCGTACACCGATGAGGAGGGCGAGCCTGATCCGGACATGGTCGGGCTTGTCATGCTTGCCATCGGGAAAGACGGCGAAGTTCCGGAGCACGTCCACGACCGTATCCCGCAGGCGGCTGCTTCGGTCCTCTGCGGCTTGCTCCCCTCCAATCCTGCCGGCGGGGAGGCGTGAATGGCCGAGCACAATCTTCCTGTGGGATGGACGCTGCACGATTCGGCCATCCTGTCGCCGAGCGGGCGGTATCGCTATTGGCTGCGGCGCAACCTGAACTGGATCGGGGGTGAGCGGCCTGTGGTGTTCTGCATGCTCAATCCGAGCACGGCGGACGCCTCCCACGACGATCCGACCATCCGTCGCTGCGTCGACTATGCGAACCGCTGGAACGCCTCCACCCTGGCCGTCGTCAACCTGTTCGCCATGCGCTCCACAGACCCGGACGCGCTGTTCGAGGACGGCGTGAGCGACCCGGAAGGGCCGGACAACGACAGCATCATCCGCGCTGCCGCCAACTTCTGCCGCACCGGCGGTGCCGCCCCCGGCATATTCGTCTGCGGCTGGGGCGGGGCGGGCAAGAACAAGCGGGATCGAGCGTGTCGCGCAGCGGGCCGAAACGGTGCGCGGGATCGTCGAAGATGCCGGATGCGAGCCGATGTTCCTCAAGCTGTCCGAGAAGTCCGGGCAGCCCTGGCACCCGCTGTACCTGAAGGCCGAGCTGCGCCCGCGCTCGTGGCCTGCTCCTGCCGCCGTCTCCGCAGGGGAGCGCTGAATCATGACCACATTCATCGCAAGCAACGGCGTCGTCATCAGAGCCCACCCCGACGCGATCAACGTGGGCGGAGACTGGATCGACCGCCCGGCAGCGGTTGCCATTCACGAGTTCCTGTGCGGCGAAACTGCCGCCGCAAAGCCGCAGCCGTGGAAGCTGGCGAAGGTTGGGGACGTATGGCTGCTGACCGATAAGCGCGGCGAGACGCGACCGTGGACGAAGCTGCAAAACGGAGAGTGGGGGGCGTTCGAGTGCGGCCGCCACTGCATCCTGACCAACGACCACTTCGTGACCGGAAACGCCCTATGGGCCTCCGCTCCCGCCGCTACCTCCCCGGAGTAACCGCCATGGCGGACATAGACCACTCCAACGCCCCGCCATTCTACGTGCGCGGCACCTGCCCCGTCTGCTGGTCAACCACCTTCGCCGAAGCGGAAGACCGCTGCCAGATCGCACGAGACCTCGGTGACGAGGCCGTGTGCTCCGGGGGCGCCCAGGACGAATACGAGGGGCCGCGCGATGGCTTCCTCTACTTCTACAACCCCGAATATGGCGTGTGGATTGACCGCCAGATCTCGGAGGATCGCCGATGACCGCCCCCATCACCACCGGGGCGGCGCCCAGCCGCCACATGCCGGCGCTGGCCGAGCACATGGGGACCTGCCTGCGCGGGGCGACGACCATGGGCCTGACGGAGGCGGTGGACCGCTTCCGCGCGCTCCATCTGGCCGCGGACAATGGCTCCATAACGGCCCAGCAGTTCGCCGCCGTGATCGTGGAGGAGATCCGCGCGGAGGTGGACGACCCCGTGGGCTGGATCACGCTCATGCTCCACGCTGCGTTCCGCGACTTCGACACGGCCATAGCCCTGCTCCGGCAGGCCGAGGGCTACGTGGAGACCTGTGCCGACGATCCCGCCAACCCCGGCAACCCGGCGGAACTCCTGCTGAAGGAGATGGCCCTGTTCCTGTCCGCACCCAAGCGCGTCGCCTCCCCGGCGGCGGTGCGGGCCTGACCCAGAGGAGCGGCTATGGTCGAGAAGATCCTATACGCCACGCCCTACGGGTTGATGGTCGATGTCTACCGCGTCGATACGCCGGCAGGGCCTGTGCTCCGCGCTGGCCTGGAAGAAACCGCCAAGCTCTACGGCATCCATGACCGGCTGATCCGCCGCCGCTTCGTGGCCGAGGCCACTGGAAAGACCGAAGCCGAGGTCGGCGAGCTGATCCTGAAGCACGGTGGTCACGAGACACAGGCGGTGGCTCTGCCTGCGCCGGGATCGGTTGTGTTCCCGGCCTATGAGCGGAGCCTGTCGAAGCCGGCCCGCGAAGCGCTGGGACTGTGGATAGCCCTCGTCAGCGCTGCCCCGAGCTGGCCGGAGCGGGCCGTGGGCCTGCTGAAGGTTTTCGACGCGATCATGAAGGCGGGCGTCAAGGCGGGGGGCCGGAAGGACGAGGTGACCGTGGGTGCGGACATCGCCCGGACGCTGACCTGCATCCTGGAGCATCTGGGGGAGCAGAAGGTGGACCGGCTGGACGCCGCCGCCTTCTACGCGCTGGCCGAGCATGCGGAGTGGGCTGGCGCTGGCCGGCAGTGGCTGGCTCCGATCCGGGGGACGTGGCTGCGCGATTGGGTCGCCGCCCGCCCGGTCTACCGGCAGGCCGCCCAGCTCGTGAGCCGCCATCGGCATGCTCCGTCGTGGCTGTGGCACCACCACCAGCAGTGGGCGGCGCCCTCCCGGCGGCAGTCTCGGGGTCGGAGGGGCCGGTCATGACGAACCAGGTCGAAGCCCTTCACCAGCTGCCCGGCTACAGGTCGCATATCCCGCTGTGGAACGTCGCGGAGGTGTGGTGCCGCGAGGGGCGGCATTGGGACAGCGCCACGGGCAAGGCGGCGCTGATCGAGGAGCAGCCTTCCAGCGTGGCGCCGTCGCGCTTGCTGGCCGCGATCTGCCGGGCGGTGGGCTTGCCAGAACCGCAGGTCCAGCCGCAGCCCGTGTTCCGGGAGCCGGACCCACTGGAAGGCGACCCGTGGCCGTGCTCGCCGGCTGTGCTGGTGCGCTTCAGCGGCGCGGAACGGGCTACCGAATTCACCTATGCCACCGACGCCGCCGCGCAGGCGGCCTGTGACGGGCTTCTGGCCGCGTTGCGGGCGTTCGGTGCCCAGCTTCTGGCGCGGCCATGACAGGGCGCCGCAAGGGCTTCGGTGGGGCCAACAGAATTGTCCCGTCCATGCTGGGCGCGCCGGCACAGCGCCAGATCGAGGCCATCCGGTTCGCCCTGCAAGAGCGGGAACGCCAGCGGCTGGAAGCGCTTGCGGCCCAGCAGGGGAAGCCGGGGCAGGGAGAGGCTAAGCGGTCGAAGTACGGGGCCAAGCGCACCCTCGTGGACGGCATCGGCTTCCATTCGAAGCTGGAGGCGGACCGGTACCTCGAACTGCGTCGGCGCGAGCGGCTCGGGCTGATTGCAGACCTGGAGCTACAGCCAGCGTTCCGCCTCGTCGTGAACGGCCGGCTGATCTGCACCTACTACGCCGACTTTCGTTACCGCGTCGCCGCGACCGGTGAGCAGAGGGTCGAAGATGCGAAAGGATACAAAACCCCAGAGTACAAACTGAAGAAGTCACTTGCTGAAGCTCTTTATCAAAACCTTGAAATCATAGAGGTGAAATCATGGCGGATATAGGTGATATTGCCGCTGATCGCTTGAAGGCGTTCGTTCGGCGTGCGCTGAACTTGGAAGCCGAGCGTGCGGCCATCGGCGAAGACATCAAGGAAGTCTATGCCGAGGCCAAGGGAACCGGCTTCGACACGAAGACGATGCGGAAGGTGGTGGCCCGCATCAAGGCGATGGAGAAGGACAGGGAGGGCGTGCTCGAACAGGAGGCCCTGGAAGAACTCTACAACGAGGCGCTGGGCGTCACCGATGGCGGTGCCTTCGACTGGGGGAACATGGGGCGCCCGAACCTGCATCCGGGCGGCAAGGCCCAGGAACCGGAACAGCCCGACGATGAAGATTCCGACCAAACGGACATCGAGGACATCGCACCTTCGCCGCAGCGCCCGGCCAAGGGCAAGGCGCCGAAGCCCGATCCCTTGGACACCCCGCAGCCGCCCCCGGTGACGGAAGACGAGGCGCGGGCCATGGCGCGCCAAGACGCGGAGGCGGGCAAGCCGATCACCTCCAAACCCCTTCGGCCACCGCGATCCCAATCGCCGCGTCTGGGACGAGGAGTGGTGCAAGGCCACCGGCACGGACGGCATGGAGCTGCCGCCGGAGTGGCGCCGCAAGCCCAAGCCCAAGAAGGACAAGGGCGGCGCCGAAGGGCCGGGGCAGGGGCCGGACGGCAGCGGTGGCGGTGACGGTGGTGGAGACAACGAGAAGAACGAGGGGACCGAGCCATGAGCAGCGAGCGCGAATCCTTCGAGCCGACGCCGATCATCCGGCAGTTCGCCACCATACTTCGCCCGGACGATGCCGAACCGCCCGTCCTGGCACGGAACGTTCGGGAGAGCGTCCACCAGTGGTTCACGGAGTTGCAGTCCGAAAAGGAACTGGAGCAGGTCAACCTGAAGCCCCGCCGGACCTGCATTATGGGCGGTCCTCCGGGCTGCGGTAAGACCACGCTCGGCCATCACCTCGCCGCGCGCCAGGGTCTGCCGGTGGTGGTGGTGGACATGGCTTCGCTCGTCAGCAAGTGGCTTGGCGAGAGCGGGCGCAATATCAGGGACTTGTTCAGGGACTTGTTCGCGCAGATTGAGACGCAGGCGGACCTCTGCGTCCTTTTCCTGGACGAGTTCGACGCCGTGGGCATCAAGCGGATGTCCAATGGATCTGGCGCTGATAACGAGCGGAACGCCATCGTCGTCACCATCCTTCAGCAGATCGACCGTTTCAGCGGAACGCTGCTGGCCGCGACCAACCGGCCCGACGATATCGACCCGGCCATCTGGCGCCGGTTCGGTGTCCACCTGGACATCGGCATTCCCGATGACGATTGCCGGTACGCGATCATCGCCCGGTATCTGTCGCCCCTCACGCTCCCCGAAGAAGCCATCGACAAGCTGGTGAAATTCACGGCGGGTGCTACCCCCGCGCTCCTCCGCCAGCTCATGGAAGGTGTTCGCCGCGATCTGGTGCTGGCACCGAAGTTCAAGCGCGACACGTCAGCGCTGGCCGTCTTCCGCCGTGTCATCACGTCGGTTCGCCCCCACGCTGACATGACCATCCCGGAGCTGTGGGGGGACAGGAAGGCGCTGGACGAGGTGTCCAAGATCGCGTGGCCGCCGGAATGGCCCAGCGGGCGCGGGACCGGCGAGTAAGTCCCTTCGTGCAGACGAACCCCAGCAACCACAGAAGCACAGGGAGGCGCCGGTGAGCTTGCGAATGACCCGGCTGGCCTGGGCGGTCATAAGGGCCGGATGCACCGATAGCGATGCGCAGAAGCTGGTGCTGCTGCGCCTCAGCGATTTCGCGGATGACGACGGGGGAAGCATTTTCCCCGCCGTCGCCACGGTGGCGGCTGACTGCGGCGTGTCGGAACGGACGGTGCAGTACACGATGCGTAAGATGGAAGATAAGGGCTGGCTGCTCCCCGTCAGCAACACCAAGGGTGGGCGCGGGCGGACGAGGCAGTATGCGCTGGCGGTTGAAACCCTGACCGCGCTGGCCGCTGATGCGGCGCGGCAGGGTGCGGGCGATGCTGGAAAGGGTGAAACCAGCTTGCACCCTTTGGCAAACCCCGACGCTGAAATCGAAACGGTGCAAAGGGTGCAAGCTAAGGTGCACCCTTTCCCGGAAAAGGGTGCAAGTGAACTGCACCCTTCTCAAACCCCGCAATCCCCGCAAAGGGTGCAAGCTACGGTGCACCCTTTCCCGCAAAAGGGTGCAAACGGCGACAGCAAAGGGTGCAACCTGATTGCACCCGAACAACCAATAGAACAGACGCTGCTGATGCGCGCGAGCGCGGATGCGCATGTGCCTGCGGGTGCGCGCGAGGGCGCGCGTGAGCTGGTGCGTGAGACGACGCCAGAGGCAATCGTGAAGGCATTCGACGCCGCCCGTGTGGCGGCCTTCGGGGAGGACGAAGCGCGGCGGCGCCCTCACTACACGGATTTCGAGGAGGCCGCCCAGTGGATCGCCGTAGGTGCGGACCTGGATCTGTGCGAAGGCGTGTTCGTCCACGGCTTCAGCCGGGCGGCGGCGCTGAAGCACGAGCCGCCGCACACCCTGAAGTATTTCCACAATCGCGTGGTGAAGATGATAGCCGCACAGGCCGCGCCGTTTCCGGATGTGGAGGTGCGCGGCAAGTCGGTCACGATCCGGCCCGCCGCCATAGCCGTCCACACCGAGCCGCAGATCGGCAAGCATGCGCGGGCCACGAGAGCGGTGTGGCGCATCCGCCTGGAAGCGCTGCGGGACCGGAAGATGTGGCTGCCGTCGTGGATGGGGCGGCCTGGGGAACCCGATTACGAGGGGCCGGAGGATCTGGTTGCCGAGGTCTTCCGCCCAGCGGCGGAGCCGACGTTCCAGTTCTCGGAACAGGGGCCGGGAGGTGCGCCATGACCGCCCGCGAAACCCGCGACACCCGGAAGCTGGTGGATTTGGAGGAGCTGGTGGCGTGGGCCATTCGTGACCAGAAGGCCCACCGGGACAACACGGCGCTGCACGCCGTGGAGAGCGCCGCGCATATGTCGATGCGGAGCCGTCGCGGCGGGCGAGCGGATGGCTACGCCTTCGCTGGCGGGTGGGGGATGGACAGTTGCGCCCGCATCGCGGCCATCGGCAACATCGGCACCCGCATCGACGGCGGTGGTCCGACCCGCGGCGTGGCCCCGCGTATGCATCCGGACGCCGAGGAGGTGACGACTGCCATGGGGCGGCTGCCTTGGCGGCAGCGGGGGCTGATCATCGAATTCGGCTCCATCGGTGAAGCGCCGCCCTGGTCGAACGGCAAGCAACGGCTGGTCCGTGTCCCGGTCTCCGAGATCATCCGCGGCCCGCTTCGTCACAAGGTGCTGGCGGAGTGGGTTGGCGTCATGACGCGGTTTCAGTTCGCCAACTGGCGCCGCGCTCGCGGGCTTCCCATCGTGGACAGGTATGGGCGCTCCATCGTCACCGACGACGTGGGGATCGAGTTCCGCTACCTGGAAGACGGCCAGCGGCAGGCGAAGGTGAAGCACTGCCCCCTCCAGTTCGATCCAAGCGACGAATGGATTGAGCGAACGAACGGTGTCTATGCGACTTGGCACGCGGGCATGACGGCCCTGCTGGACAGTATGGCCGGGCTGGCGTTGAAGGATCACCGCATTTCCGGATTCGCCGCACAAGCGGAGCCATGGCTTTAACGCTCTGTTAACGCCTCTGGCTAATACTTGACAACGCGCAAGCGCCATAGTTGCAAGCGCATACAGCCCCGCTCGGATCAATCCGCAGCGGGGTTTGTTTTAGGTGGTCCACCGCGACCCTATAAGGACGGGGGCTACCGGGGTGATAGCGCACCCTTTCGCCGCGATGGAAGGCACCGCACCGTTAGACCAACCGGTTGATCCGTTTGTCCCGTCATCGCCTCGAAGCGACGGCGTCACATGAACGTATGTAGCCGGATTGGTCAAGCATAACGTCATTCAACCTGATGTAACACTAGCGCACCTGTGGAGCGCTGGCAACAGGTTCTGAACGGCGTTGGATCGCGAAGGCCAACCGTGACACAGGAGATTGCGATTGTTTTCCGACCGCTCGACGGGGTGAAGCCCTACGAGCGGAACCCTAAGACGCACGGGCAGGAGCAGCTTGAACGGCTGGTCTCCAGTCTCACCACCTTTGGGTGGACGCGCCCGCTGCTGATCGGCGCGGACGACGTGCTGGTTGCAGGTCACGGGACGTGGCAGGCCGCCCGGCTTGTTCACGAGCGGGGCTTGCAGATCCCCAACCACCCGGACGCGGGCACCGTCCCGTGCCGGGTGCTGGACCACCTGACGCCCGAGCAAATCCGGGCCTATGTGATCGCCGACAACCGGCTGTCCGAACTCGGACGCTGGGACGACGAACTGCTGGCGGCCGAGCTGGTGGACCTCCACGGCCTGGGCGTCGATCTCGATACCATCGGGTTTGACGCCGCTGACCTGGAGGCGCTGTGCGGCGACGCCCCCGGCGATAGCCGCAAGGACGGGGCGACCGGCAAGACGCTGGCGGAACGCTTCGGCGTCCCGCCGTTCACGGTGCTGGACGCCCGGCAAGGCTACTGGAGGCAGCGCAAGGCGGCATGGGTTGCCATGGGCGTCCACGCGGAGGAGGGCCGGGAACACCTGCCCGACACCAACGTGGCGACCGACTGGATGCGCCGTGGTTCGGCTACGGGCGGAAGCGCCTTCGACCCGGTGCTGGCCGAACTGGTGTTCCGGTGGTTCACGCCGACGCCAACGGCGTCTGTGCTGGACCCCTTCGCCGGGGAAGCGACGAAAGGCGTCGTCTGCGCGGCGCTGGGCTTCGACTACACCGGCGTTGAGCTACGATCCGAGCAGGTTGCATCGAATCAGGCTCAATGGGCCAAGGTCCGCGACAAGCTGCCCCCGGAAAGGCTAGCGCAGGTTCAGCGCGATCCTCTCTGGATCGAAGGTGACAGCGCCAAGATCGGGGAAGTCCTTCCAGGCGGGCGGCAGTACGATCTGGTTTTCACCAGCCCGCCATACTACGACCTCGAAATCTACTCGAAGCAGGACAAGGACGGCTCTGCCTTCGCGACCTACGACCTGTTCATCGAGTGGTATCGGCACATCTTCCGGCAAGCCTGCGACCGGCTGAAGCCCAACCGGTTCGCTGTCGTGAAGATCGGAGACGTCAGGGACGAGCGGGGGAATTACCGCAACTTCCTGGGCGACAACATCGCCTGTTTCCGCGACCTGGGGCTGGGCTTCTACAACGAGGCGGCGCTGGTAACGCCGGTCGGGTCCCTGGCCCTGCGCGCTGGCAAGCAGTTCCTTTCGAGCCGCAAGCTCGGGCGTGGGCACCAGAACGTGTTGATCTTCTTCAAGGGCGACCCGCGGAAGATCAAGAAGGAGTTCCCGCAGGAAATCGAGGTCGGCGATGCCGATGCTGACGATCCCGCAGCGTAAGCGCCTGCGGGCGCTGGTCATCGCCCAGCATGTCCGCGCCGCGGGCTTGCCGGGTGTCGTGTGCTTCTCCTGCGGCAACGCCAGCGCGGCCCTGAAGGATGCCGGGCTTTACACGGTCGAGATTGCCCCAGGTGGCGACCTGTCGGCGGGGCGGTGGTGGACGGCGCCGGAGATTGCCAAGGCATGGCCGCATCTGCTGGATGCCACAAGCGGGCACCTGCCCGTGCCGCTGATGGCGGCGGTGGCCTCGGCACTGCGGGCTGAGTTGGGCGACCTGCCGGCGGACACCTACGAGGTCCCCACCGGCAGCGGCGAAACGCTGGTGTGCCTCTCCATGGCCTATCCAGCCTGCCGGTTCCGGCCGGTCTACAGTGTCGGGAAGGGGACGGCCTTCGAGCCTCTCGCGCCGCTGAACGGTCTCGTCCAGGCGCTGGCCGCCGGGGAGGTGTCCTGAAAAAAGATTCGTAGACCTACGGGAGGGGTCTGTAGGCCGAGTTTTTGTTTCGTAGACCTACGAGGGGGTCTCACGCGAGCGCGTGTAAGCAATCTACGAACGCGGCGGACGGACAAGGCTATGGCCCGTGAGTGGACGGGAGCGGTGGGAGGGGGAGGGGTGAAGCAATCCCAGCGAACCCGGTGACCACGGCGACCGTCTGCGAGCCGGGGTGGGAAGCGCGTGGTCCAGCCGCACAGGCACCGGCAACGAGGCCAGCTCGGGGCAGAGACGCAGAAAGGCCGCGTCCCCGGAGGAACGCGGCTCTCTGAAGCCGGGTGAGTGAGGCGTTGGGCTATGCCGCCTTGGGCGGACGGCCCGGCGGGCGGCTCGGGCGGTAGTGCGCCTCGAACAGAACCGGGTCACGCTTCATCGCGCGGCACGCGATCTGCACAACCGGCGGGATCGGGGAACCGGCCTTGTAACCGAGGTACGTGCTCACCCCGACGCCGAGAAGGCTTGCGGCCTCCTTGTTCGACAGCTTGAGACCGCTCTGCCATCCGGCGAGTTCGGAGGAGCCGAAGGGCTTTTGCTCGTCGGCGATGTTGCGGAGGTGGACGTTGTCGATCCCGACGTCTCCCTCTTCGTCCCACGCCACCACGGTTCCCCACCCGGCAACCACGGGGCGCGCCAGAACGGCGGGGTCCTTCAGGATGTCGAACTCCTTCGGGCCGGGCCGCGCAAGCCACCCGGCGATGTCGATGTTCTCGGTCTGGCCGTCACGCCAGACAACGGACAGAACGGTTCCGCTGATGGAAACGGTTTCGATGCGCGGCGTCTCGGTCATCGCGTCGCTCCTACAGGCTGAAAGGCAGGTCGGGGTTCATCCGGTTCCATTCGGCGACCAGTTGGTCCCGGTTCGCGGCGGCCCACTCCAGAGCCTCCAGCTTCACGTTACGGGGCAGATGGCCCTCACGGATTTCCAGGGTTTCGATGGACACCAGCGCCGCGAAGTCCGGACTGACCACATGGAAGTGAGCGGGGTAGTGCTCCCGACCGCGCACCTCCAAGTACCAGTTCGTCCCCCGTAGCAGCTTGCCCATCGTCGCCCCCTTGCTGATGAGAGAAACATACTCTGAAATCTGGACGGTGTAAAGAACCATTTCCAGATTTCGGATAGGTTTTCGGGATAGCAGAAGGGGCGGGAGTCACCCCGCCCCTTCGTTGCTGATGATCGGCTTGGGTTACTCGGCAGCGACCGGAACCTGTTCCGCGCCGCTGTCCGCCGCATTCCCGTTCGCGGGTTCGCCCATGGCGGGCATCTTGCCGAAGTAGCGGCCCTCGCCGCCCTTCTTCCGGTACTCCAGGTCCAGGCCGAACACCTCGTCCAGCTCGTTCAAGGTGCCGCTGCACTTCTTCCAACCCACCGCCGTCTCCAGCTCCTTCATGGTGGCACCATCGGGGCGGCAAACGAGGTCGATCAGGATGCGCTTCTTCGTGCCGGGCGCGGGGAAGGCGGGAGCGTTGCCCGAACGCGGCGTGGAGCCGATGGCTTCGTACCTCTCCCCCTCCGCAAGGGGGCGGAAGGTCCAACCGCCGTCCACCTGCTCGACCTTGATGCGGTTCTTGGCGAACCCATCGCAGCGCGCCCACGCCACGGCGTGATCCACGGAGGGGAACTTCAGGTTGGCGGGAGCGGTGCTGACCGGCCCGGCCTTCGGCTGTTCGCCCTGCGGCGGGTTGGCGGCATCGTTGCCCGGCTGTTCGTCCTGCACCGCGCCACCGGCCTCGTTGGTCTGCCCCACGGGCTGAACCGGCTCCAGCGCCGGGGTATCGCCGCTGGTCTGCTCGGGTTCGATGCGGCTGTAGGTCCAGCCATCATCGCCCTTGGTAACGGTGAACTCGCCCTGCTCGAACCCGGCAGCCTCGGCGGCCTTCGTCGCGGCGGTCTTGGAGGGGAAGGAACGAACGGCGGTGTCGGTGTTGCCGAAGAGGCTCATGGTCAAGCTCCTGTGGAGTGCGGTTTCGGTTGCGTGTGCGGCAGCGGCTTGGTTGCTCGCTGTGGTTGAACCGTAGCGGAGACGCCGAAGAGGAGCGAGAAGGAAAAACGGTTTTCTGAACTTTCTTCCGAAAATCGGTAGTTCAGTCGCCAAAGAGCGACACCAGCCCCTTGCGGCCTGCCTGCACCGCACCGGCACCCACCGGAAGCGGAACCGCCGACAGGCCGCGACAGAAGCCCGGACAGCGGCCTGTGGCTGCGCCAAGTAAGGGAAGCCCCAGCCAATGCCCAAGCCCACGACAAGCCACCCAGCGGGCCGCGCCGCAGCGCCCGTGCTGAACGTCAGCGCGCCACCCACCGTTGCGGGGGACAGCCGTGCCGCCGAGCTGTGGGGGGAAGCGGCTAAGGCCATGGGCGCCCGCCTGACGCCGTTCAGCGCGCCGCTTGTGGCGTCCTTCTGCCTTGCCGTTGCCCGGCTGGAGGATGCCGAACGGAAGATCGCCGCGTCGGGCTTGCTGGTGAAGAAGGGGCAGGCCGCTGAGGTGAATCCCCTTCTGGCCGTGGTGGAGCGGCAACTGCGGATCGTGCGCGATCTGGCGGACACGGTGAACCCTCCGGCCTCGCCGTGGGCCAATCGCTCGGCCGGTCGTTGATGCCAGCGCGTCCCCCAGTCTTCCGCCCGCAGGGCTGGAAGCCAGCTCCCCGCGCCCCGAAGCGTCGGGAGGTGCAGGACCCCTATTACGGCTCCGCCGCGTGGCGGGACCTTCGCGAAGCGTGCTGGAGCAGAGACGGCTACCGCTGCACCGACCCAAGGTGCCGTACACCGAACCGTGGTCACGGCGGGAAGCTGATCGCCCACCACATCAAGGAGCGCCGCAAAGGGGGCGCTGATGCGCTGTGGAACCTCGCGACCCTCTGCCCGGCCTGCCACGAAAGGGAGCATCGGCGGGCGCGTGTGGGGCACCAGGGGTAGGGGGGGCAAATCTCCAGGGCGGTAGGCCCGTCTACCGGTGTGGTGGGGAAATTCCTGCGCGTGCAAAATGGAAGGAAAAGGTACATGGCCGGAAGACCGCGCAAGCCGACGCACCTGAAGGTCGTCAGCGGCACGGCCCAGCCGTGCCGGACCAACCCAAACGAACCGAAGCCGAAGCGGGAACGCCCATCCCCCCCGGCGCACTTGAGCGATAAGGCAAAAGTCGCCTGGGGCGCCGTGTCGGTGTTGCTGGATCGCATGGGCGTGCTGACCGAAGCCGACCCATTCGCACTGGAGGGCCTGTGCGAAGCCTATGCGGATCTGCTGGCGGCCCGCGCGTCCCTGGCAAGGCCGATGACGCTGTCCAACGGTGACGACGGCGAACTGACCCTTGCTGAAGCCGGGGAGCGCTACTACTGGACCTTCGGCAAAAGCGGCCCGATGCGGCGTGCCCGCCCGGAAATCGCGGACATCGCGGACGCGGATCGCCGGTTCGCCGGCTGGCTGGCGAAGTTCGGCCTGACGCCGGCGGATCGCACTCGTGTGGGCGGCCACCTGCCCGGCGCCGAAGACCCGCTCAGTGAGTTCTTCTGATGCCTCGGGCGCCTCGTCAGCACCAGCCGGGCGTTCGCCGCGGGCGCGGCGCAGGCAGGGGCGGTGCTCCGCTCGGGCCGGTCGGCAACCCGCATGTGGAACTGGCTGAACGCTACATCGACGGCGTGCTGTCGGGTGCGATACCGGCTTGCAAATGGGTCAAGTTGGCTTGCCAGCGGCACCGCGACGACCTGAAGGCCGACAACAGCGCGGACTGGCCGTACCGGTTCGATCCGGCCAAGGCCGAGAAGGTTTGCAAGTTTATCGAGCTGCTGCCCCACACCAAGGGGAAGTGGCGGAAAAGAGATCCGCTGAACCCCACGGCGCATCTGCTGCGGCTTGAGCCTTGGCAGTGCTTCATCGTCTGCATGGTGTTCGGATGGGTGCGGAAGTCTGATGGCTTCCGGAGGTTCCGGCAGGTCTACGTGGAGGTGCCGCGCAAGAACGGGAAATCTGCGTTGGTTGCGGCCATCGGCATTTACATGCTGTGCGCCGATGGGGAGGAGGGCGCGGAGGTCTACGCGGGAGCGACGACAGAGAAGCAGGCTTGGGAGGTGTTCGGGCCGGCGAGGGAAATGCTCATCAACAGGCCCGACGTGAAGGACAGGGCCGGTATCTCCGTCAACGCCCGGAACATCAGCATCATCGCCAAGGCTGCGAAATTCGAGCCGGTCATTGGCAAGCCGGGTGACGGTGCCTCACCGTCCTGCTCGATCACGGACGAGTATCACGAGCACGCCACGTCCGAGCAGTTCGACACGATGGTGACCGGCATGGGTGCCCGCGAACAACCGCTGGCGCTGGTCATCACCACCGCGGGGGACAACATCGCAGGCCCCTGCTACGACATGCGCGGCGTCGTGCTGAACGTGCTTCAGAAGGTGGCACGGGACGAGGAACTGTTCGGCATCGTCTTCACCATAGACAAGGGCGACGATTGGGCTGACCCGGCGGTGATCCGCAAGGCCAACCCGAACTGCGGCGTGTCGATCAGCGAAGAGTTTCTCTTGGCCCGCCAGCGTGAAGCGATCAACAACCCGCGCAACCGTGGGCGCTTCCTGACGAAGCACCTGAACATGTGGGTGAACGCCCGGTCGGCCTACTTCGACATGGTCGCTTGGGGGCGTCGGGCCGATCCGAGCCTTCGCCTTGAGGATTTCGAGGGTTGCCGGATCGTGATCGGGCTCGACCTCGCGAGCAAAGTGGACATCGCCGCATTAGAAATCCTGATCCCGCCGGAGGACGAAGGGGGATTCTACTACACGTTCGGCAAGCATTACCTGCCGGAAGAAACGGTTCTTGCGGCAGAGAACGAGCATTACCAAGCGTGGCACGCCGATGGATGGCTTGAAGTCACCGATGGGAACATCACGGACTTTGGCTGCATCGAGGAGGACATCCTTGACCTGTGCGACCGCTTCCAGGTCGAAGCGGTCGCCTACGATCCGCACCAAGCCACGATGCTTGTCACGCGACTCCAGCAGAAGAACGTGCCGGTCATCGAATACCGGCCCCTGGTGCTGAACTTCAGCGAGCCGATGAAGGAACTGGATGCGCTGATCCGCGCCGGGAGGCTGCTGCACCCCGGCGATCCTGGCATGGAGTGGATGATGTCGAACGTCGTGGCTCGCCCCGACAAGAAAGACAACGTCTATCCGACCAAGGAAAAGGACGAAAAGAAGATCGACGGACCTGTGGCGCTGATCAGTGCTTTGGGTGTGTCGATGGTTGGGAAAGCCGACAAAGAAGAAGAGTCGGACTACGAGAACCAAGATCTAATCATTGCGGGCTGACGACACATGAACGCACTCCCTCGCATCCGTGTCGCCGCTCCTTCACGGGTGGTCGGCTCGTCGGTTCCGGCTGTCCAGCGGGCACCCTCGGCTGCACCGCCGGCCATTCAGGCGGGCATGAACTCGGGCTTCTCCGTCTTCGGGGCCACCGCCAGTTCCACGGCCGGACCGCTGGTGAACCCGGACACGGCCATGCGGGTGACGACGGTCTGGCGCTGCATCTCGCTCATCGCCGGCACGGTGGCGACACAGCCCCTTCTGCTCTACAGGCGGGCAGGGGCCGGGCAGGAGATCGCGAAGGACCACAGGCTCTACCGCGTGATGTGCCGCCGCCCGAACCAGTGGATGACGCGCATTGAATTCTGGCGCCTGCTGATGACCTGGTTGCTCCAGGTCGGCAACGCCTACGCGTTCATCCAGCGTGACGGGCGTGGCCGGGTCATGCAGGTGCTGCCCGTCCATCCATCGCTTGTGCGGGTCTACCGGGCCTACGATGGGACGCCGGTCTACACGTTCAGCCTGTGGTACGGGACCGAGCAGTTCACCGTCACTGGTGACAACATGCTCCACCTCCGTTGGGGCGCGGTGAATCCCTACATGGGCCTATCGCCCATCGCCTTGCACGCTGAGGCCATCGGTGACGCCATCGCCGCACGCCAATTCGGCAGCCAGTTCTGGGCGGGTGGGGCTGCCGTCTCCGGTGTCCTGACGGTCCAGGGCAGCCTGGGCGAGGACGCGCAACGCCGGGTCGCTGCGCAATGGGCGGCGGCCTACTCCGGGCCGGCGAACGCCCACAAGACGGCGGTCCTGGGGAACGGAGCAAAGTACGAGCGCATTGGCATCCCACAGAAGGACGCGCAATGGCTGGAACTGCGCGAGTTCCAGGTTGAAGACATCGGCCGCATCTACGGTGTGTTCCCGCACCTTCTCGGCGCGACAACGAAGTCGACCAGCTGGGGCACGGGCATCGAACAAATGACGCTCGGCTTCATCAAGTTCACGCTCGCCGAGCACTTTGCGAACATCGCCCAAAGCTGCGAACGCGACCTTCTGCTGGATGACGAAGACGACGATTATTTCTTCGAGCACGATCTTTCACGCCTCGAACGTGGCGACCTGAAGAGTTTCGCCGAGGCCATGTCGAAGCTCTACAACATCGCGTCGGTCAACCCGAACGAGGTCCGTGGCCGGGTCGGGCTCAATCCGTACGAGCAAGGCAACCAGTTTCGCGCGCCGGTCAATACCGCTCCGGCCGGCGACAGCGAGGGCTCGGGAATCGGGGCCGGCGCATCGGCGGAGGACATCGCCGCGGCGGTGCTCGAAATGCTCGCCCCCTACCTGCAAACCTGAGGAACCGCAACATGCCCAAGCCCCTATTGGTCGAGGCCGGCGAGTTCAAGCGCTCGGCCAAGGCCGCCGCTGACCTGTCCGGCATGGCGTTGGTCAAGACCGGCGCCTTCGGCGCCAAGAGCATCGACGAAGCGGCGCGCACCGTCGATTTCGTCATCTCCACCGCGTCCGAGGACCGGGACAACGACGTCATCTCCCTGTCCGGCTGGCAGCTCGGTAACTACCGCAAGAACCCGGTGGTGCTCTGGGCTCATGACAGCAGCGACCTGCCGGTCGGCAAGTCGCTGTCCGAGACGGTGGATGGGAAGGCGCTGCACTCGACCTGCCAGTTCGCGACGAAGGACGAGAACCCG